GTTCAAGTCGCTACTACACAAAGTCAGGCACAAACAGATGCAAGTCAGATATCGCAAGATACAAATACAAACGTTACAGATGCGAGTCCTTAACAAATGAAAATAAGATTAGCAAATAAATTCGACATACCTCAACTAATGGAAATGTTGCGTCATTACAGAGACAGTGGCACAATTAAAGGACTAACTGTTGAGAGTGAAGAAACAGCATTAAAGATACTAACAGCAATTGTTGTTGGATTAGGTGTTGCGTTCGTCAGCGAAAAAGATAAGAAACTAACTGGTATGTTGCTAGCAATAAAAAGCCCATTTATGTGGGATGCAAATAAACTTATAATGAGTGAGATAGCATATTGGGTAGAAAAAGAATATCGTGGGTCAACAGCAGGTTATAGATTGCTTGCAAAGTATGTTGAACATTGTGATGAATTAAAAGACAATGGTATTATTGTAAATTATACAATGAGCCAAATGGAAGGTCAAAAACTAGATTACAGTAGATTTGGTTTGAAGCCTATAGAAACAACTTGGAGTATTTGAGATGCCAATTTTTACAGCAGCCGCAGCCGCAGTTGGAAGCTTCTTTGCAGGCATTACAATAAGCAGTGTTGCCGCATTCGCAGTTCGCACATTAGTTACTATTGGTATCAGTAAGTTAGTCGCTAATCGTGCAAATAAAACTGGTGCAGGAGCAAGTGATGTTGGAGCACGTGTTCAATTAGGCCCAGCAACAAACAACAAATTATCAGTAAGTTATGGTAGTGCGTTTTTAGCACCTACAGTTACAGACGCTAAAATTACCACTGACCAAAAGACAATGTATTATGTTTTCAGTATTTGTGAAGCAAGTAGTGGAACAATGAGCTTTGGCAAAATCTTTTGGAATGGCAAAGAAGTTACATTGGGTGCTGGTGATTATAGTGGTGTTAATAAAGTTGTAAGTTTAACCACTAACGCAACAACTCCACAAGTAGATACAACTATTGATGGCTATGCTTGGATATATCAATTTAGTAATGGTTCAAGTAGTGGTGTGAATACAGGTGGCACAAGTGCTATTACTATATTATCTGATGCAGGCATTCCAGTAAGTGATAGGTGGACAAGCACAGATGTAATGACTGATACTTGCTTTGTTGTCGTAAAAGTTATCTATAACAAAGATGTGCAAGATGCTCAACAAATGCCAAGATTGAGTATGTTACTTACAAACACATTGACTAAACCAGGTGAAGTATTACTTGACTATATGACTGATGTACAATATGGTTGTGCTATTGATGTAGCAAATATTGATACTGCAAGTTTAACAGCATTAGATGTGTATAGTGACCAAACAATTACATATGTGCCAGTAGGTGGCGGCACAACTACACAACCAAGATATCGTATTGATGGGCCAGTCAATACAGGTGATAACTGTTTAGCTAATCTACAACAATTAGTAGATGCGTGTGATAGTTGGCTACAATACAGCGAACTAACTGGTCAATGGACTATTGTTATCAACAAACCATATACTGGTGTGTTAGGTGATTTGTACAGTGTTGATAGCAGTGTATTGATTGGCGGCATTGATATCAATCCTATTGACTTGAATCAAACATACAATAGTTTAGAAGTACAATATCCAAACGCAAACATTAATGACCAAACTGACTACAAAGTTGTTGATTTAACAACAGTTGGCACTGCTTGGTATGACCCAAGTTTGTTAAGTCCTAACGAACCAGATAATAGATTAGTTGTTCAATATCCACAAATCAACAACTACATTCGTGCAGTATATTTGGGTGTGCGTAGATTATTGCAGTCACGTGAAGATTTAACAATTGTTTGTAATTTAGATTACAGTGGTATACAAGTTGTAGCCGGTGATGTTGTTCGTGTTACATTAGCAGAATATGGTTGGACAGATAAACTATTCCGTGTAAGTCAAGTACAAGAAACTAAAACAAGTGATGGCTTTTTAGGTGCAAGAATTACAGCATTTGAATATAATGGTACAATATACAATGATAACGCATTAGATGATTTTATACCAGAAGCAAATACTGGATTAACTGATCCTAATATCTTTGATAGACCATCAACACCTGTTATCACAACAAATACATTAGCAAATAGCGGTGCTGTTACAAGTTTTACAGTTAGTAGCAATGTTCCTGCAAGTGGTACAACATTGTATATGGATTTCAATTATGGGAATACAAATAATGTTGCCGCACATAAATCTTATACAAGTACACAACTAGCAGATGGAACGCCATATACAAATGGACAAACTGTAAGTATTGATATCAATGATTTGCCAGTCGGTAATTATTATTTTAGCACAACAGCACGTAATGAATTAGCAGGTCGTGCAAGTTTTAGTAGTTCATTATATGCTTGGGGCGCAAACTTACAAGCTAATAGCGTTACATATACTAATATGAATCCTAATGTAACTGTGGAAAATAAATTAGCAGGTTATGTATATGAGGTCAGTAATCAAGCTGGTAACACAGTTATATTGCCTGTTAATATTAATACATTTGGTAATGTTAATAGTGCTCCTACTGGTAATTGGGCAGTGCCAAAATATATTAATGTAACAACTACAAGCACAGGCGGAGTGTTTCCATACGCACAAGGGAATGCAACAACTGGGCAAGGTTATGCGGCTAATAGCACTGCGGCATATACTCCTGCATTATCAGCACAGTTAGTATTGCAAAATGGTGACTTAAATTGGTATGCAGTAGAATTCGCATCATTGTCTGGAAATACAGTCAGTTCAACAGAAACATTACGAACAAATTATAGTGGTCAGTTTTTATCAACTACCGATTGTGTTATTCAATTATTGCCCTTTGTAACTGTAAGTGATGTTGGTTTTGCTAATTTAGGAATTAGTGATACGAGTTCAGGTTTATTTACATATACATTGAATGCTGGCTTTCCAACGAACATAATATTTCGTTATGGACAAAAAACAGGAGGCACTGTTACTGGGGGTGGAATTTTTATACGTAACTTAACAAGTAGTGCTAATGTTACATTGGTTAGTGCTGATTTTGGATTAGCGAAATCAAAGTAATTTAAAACAATAAATAGAATATAAGGAAACAAGAAAATGAGTTTACTATTAAACGGCGCAAAGACGATTACAATCGCTGGCACAGAGATGCAGTGTATAGAGATATACACAGGAGAGGCTTATACTTTTCCTTTTCAATTTACAGATAGTGTAGGCAATGCAATCAATACAACTAGTTGGACATTGGGTACAAGTGCTAAATTTTATGTTGCAGATAATATTACATATTCAACAGCAAATCCATCAGAAATAAGTATTGGTAATCTTACATTAGATACTCCGCAGCCGAGCACTGGTGCTGGAACATATAGTGCCAATTTAACAGCAGTGTTTACTACTCCAGCAACTGGCACTGGTTATCTTTACATCCCTGCTAATTTGACTGGTGGAACAGGAAGTCCAAATCCAACACCAATAGTTAGTTTAGCAAATAGTGCGGCAAATACAAACATTGTAGTTGTTACGATGAGTGTAACAAGAACAGATGCATTAAGTAGCTTACCAAATGTAAGTAGAGAACCAATTGGAATGATCGTAAGGTATCAATAATGTCTGATATAAATTTAGATTTTACCGTTAGTAATAACAGTATTAACTTTACTGTTGAGCCTAACGATATTACAATAACTCCAACTGATATACAGTTAACGTTTAATCCAGCAATAACACTATTTCCTGGAAATAGTTCTCCAACTGAACTATTATATAACAATATGAATACAGTTGATGGTATCCCAACTGTAACATATGATGGATCTAATTTAGCTTTAGGAAATGTAGCAAACATTAAGATTACTGGTGGTGTTAATGGTTATGTATTACAAACTGATGGTACAGGTAATTTAGATTGGGCTGCAACAGGCGGTGGCGGTGGAAATGGTACTCCAGGTGGTAGTAACACTCAAATACAATACAACGATAGTGGTACATTTGGTGGAAATGTGGGGTTTACATTTAATGAAGTAAATGGCAATGTAGCTATTCCAGGCAATTTAAGCGTAGTTGGTAATATAACAGGTACATTACTTACTGGAGCACAAAATAATATAACAAGTATTGGTACATTGGCAAGTTTAAGTGTAACTGGAAATGCCAACATATCTAATTTATTAGTTAATAGTACTTTAACTATTAATGCTGGTATAGAACAAATATCAATTGATAATTCAGCACCAAATTCTTCAATAAATTTTAATTTGATAGACCAAAGTATTATATATAATACCGCTAATGCAACTAATAATATTACATTAAATTTTAGAGGCAATGCTACAATTTCAGCCAACACATACTTAAATGTTAATGATAGTATAATTGGAACTTATGTCGCAACATTGGGTGCTACTACATATAATGTAAGCAATGTTCAAATTGATGGAGTCGCACAAACAATTAAATGGCTTAATGGCTCTATTCCGCCAGTAATAGCTAATTCATTAATAGCTTATACATTTACTATGATTAAAACTGCGGCAACCCCAACATATGTTGTTTTAGGATCTGGAACTAGGTATTCATAATGAGTTTTAATTCAACTTTTAGTGCGTTAAGTAATAGAGGATGGTCGTCTTCTGCATTTGAAGGATGGTATCAATTACAACAATTATCTGCAAGTGATGCTTTGAATCAGGATAATTTTGGTTTTTCTGTATCATATAGTGCAGACGGCAATTATGCAGTCGTCGGAGCCAGAGCAGAAGATACTGCACCTTATAGTGCTAATGGCGCCGCGTATGTTTATTATAAAACAGGTGGAATATGGATAGAACAGGCTAAATTACTTGCAAGCGATCTTGCAACAAACGATCTTTTTGGATCATCAGTTAGTATTAATGAATTAGGAGATACCATAGCTATTGGTGCGAGTAATGCATCAGATGGCGTAGATCGTTCTGGTGCTGTATATATTTTTACAAGAAGTGGCACAACTTGGACACAACAACAAAAGTTTTTTGCTTCTACAACAGCGGCGAGCGATGAATTTGGAGGTGCAGTATCTATAAGTAATTCCGGTAATTATTTAGCCGTTGGCGCCGCAGGTTATTTAACTACAGGAGCCACTTATATTTTTATAAGAAGCGGCACAACTTGGACACAACAAGCAAGATTTACAGGCAGTGGAGTAACAGCTGGTTCCAGAAGCGGCACATCTGTGTGTATTAGTGGAGATGCAAATTATGTAGCATTTGGAGATCCAAATGACGGTACTACCGATTTAGGTTGCACCTATGTTTTTATAAGAAGCGGCACAACTTGGACACAACAAGCAAAATTAAATGGCGTGCCAATTGGTTCTGGTACAGGATTTAATTATGGTCTAAGCACTTGTATTAATTATGATGGATCATCATTGATGCAGGTTAATCAAAATGGGCGACCTATTATTTTATGTTATACTCGATCAGGTTCAACTTGGACATTATTGCAAAGTATTGATTTAGGTCCACAATCGATTACAACCAACTTATCTACTCGATTTGCATTATCTTGCAATGCAAATGCTAATACTTTTATATATGGTCTGTGGTTAGCTGGCAATGCAAATAAAATATATATTTTTAATAAAAATACAACTTATAATTTATTTCAAGTTGCGAATGCCATTAATTTACCAAGCGATGCTGATTTTGGATATTCTGTAAGTCTTTCACAAAATACAGATGCTTTTATTGTAGGTGCTCCTCAATTGAGCGTGGTCACTCCAAATACAGGTTTGGGATTTATTTTTGTAAAAGATGCATAAATACATTATCACACACACGAATAGTTGCGAGTCAGCAACTACTCGTTAAGATGCGAGACAGCAGAGGAAAACAAATGGCAAAATTTACACAAGCCACACTCAATCAAGTGGCAGGTTTTGACGCACAAGTATTAGCACAAAACTTAATATACGATCAAAAAGACTTTTGGAACTTCGAATGGAGCACAGTCACAAGTTATACTAGTGGTTGGCAAACTGGTACGACTCCAGTAGATTTAACCGGTGCTACTATCAATGCAACAATCGTTCGCAGAGCAATCACTGATTACCAAGATAGTAGAACTGGAATAGATTTTAAAATCTATGATTACCCATTAGTTCCTCTCATTACAACTATCACACAAACTAGTTCTAGTCCAGACATTTTAACTTGTACATCAACAGCAGAATTATTTGTTGACCAGCCCGTTCGTTTTGTTGGAAGTGTATTTGGTGGTGTGGCAATCAATACAACATATTTTGTAAGTACAATTGTTACTGAAACTACATTTACAATCAGTGCAACGCAGGGTGGTGGTACGTTTACACTATCACCTGGAGCTGGCACAATGCGTATGAATCGTGTTGCTCCCACTCCAATCGTATTGCCTATATCAAACGTAGTTAATGCCGCAGGTACGTTCACATTAACTGTGGATGATGATACTTGGGACTTGATTGCAGGCGACCCTGATTTAGACATAAGTGCGGCAGAGCCAGCTTGTTTTACAGGTAGAATAAAGATTAGTTTTCCTGCAGTTGGTACACAACCAGCATATGACCAAGCAGTATTCTTATTGTTCTTGGTAAATTCAGATGGGGTAATCAACTACTAATATGGCTAATCAAGTAATCGTAACAAACACAGGCAATGTACAAGTTGCATTAACACCACCAGCTAATGTACAGGTGCAGATTAGTCGTGCGGCAATTGGCACTATCAGCAATGTCCCTACTGCAAACTTTGCTAACTATGCGGCAAACGTAACAGCAAGCAATCAACCTAACATCACAAGTTTAGGTACATTGACTACCTTGAGTGCAACTGGTACAGCAACATTTGGTAATGTTGTTGTTATTGGTAATCTACAAGTTGGTAATCTAGTTGCTAATACTGCAAACTTTGCAAACTTTGCTGGTGAAGCTTTTAATGTAAGTGGCAGTAATGTAACTGGAGCAGTAGCAAACGCAACATATGCGAATGCGGCCAATACAGCCAATCTCGCAACATTTGCTACAACTGCCAATGCAGTAGCAGGTGCTAATGTAAGTGGTGAAGTAGCTAACGCAAACTATGCGAGTTATGCTAACATTGCAAATACAGCAAACAGTGTTGCAGTAGCTAACGTAAGTGGCATTGGCAATATTGCTGTAATCAATTTAGATGGTAATGCAAGTAATATCTTATTTGGCAATGGAGTATTTGGTCCTGAATCAGGTAATCTAAATGCAAACTACGCAAACTTTGCTGGAACAGCATTTAGTGTAAGTGGATCTAATGTAAGTGGTGAAGTAGCTAATGCCGCATATGCAAATGCCGCAAACACAGCAAATCTTGCTACGTATGCAACAACTGCAAATGCAGTAGCAGGAGCCAACGTAAGTGGCACTGTAGCCAACGCAACATTTGCATTAGATGCAGGCAATAGCAATTTAGCTAATACAGCAAATAGTGTAGCAGTAGCCAATGTAAGTGGCATTGGCAATATTGCAACAGTTAATTTAGATGGCAATGCAAGTAACATTCTTTATGGCAATGGAGTATTTGCAACAACTCCAATTATATCTAACGTAGCTAATGCTAACTATGCTAACTTTGCTGGTGAGGCATTTAATGTAAATGCTAGTAACATAACTGGTACTGTAGCCAATGCAAATTATAGTGCATATGCAGGAGAAGCAAATACAGCTAACTTAGCTACATTCGCAACTACAGCCAATAGTGTAGCAGGTGCTAATGTAAGTGGTACAGTAGCTAACGCAACATTTGCATTAGATGCTGGTAATGCTAATCTAGCAAATCTTGCTACATACGCAACAACAGCAAATAGTGTAGCTGGCGCTAATGTAAGTGGTGAAGTAGCTAATGCAAACTTTGCAAGTTATGCTAACATTGCCGCAACTGCTAATAGTGTAGCATTGGCTAATGTTGTTGGCATTGGCAATATTGCAAATATCAATTTAGATGGTTCTAGTTCAAACGTATTGTTTGGTAATGGTGTATTTGCGCCTGAATCTACAAGTATAGCTAATGCAAACTACGCTAACTTTGCTGGTAATGTAATCAATGGCACAAGTAACATTACTATTCCTACAGCAAGTAGCAACATACTAATCAGCACCGCTGGCAATGCTAATGTTGTTGATTTCCGTGCAGAAGGTTCATTAGGAATAAGACCACCAGCACAAGGTCCATTGAATGCATTACGTATTGAGACATATGGTCGTAGTGGTAACACTGGCGCACAACGCATTAGTAGTTTTAGATTTCGTGGCAACAGTACAACTCCATTAGGTGTGCAGCCAGGTGATTACACGATGGAAATGTTAACAGCTGGCTCTAATGGTACTGCATTACAAACAAATAGTTTAGCATTTATTCGTGGTCAGGTTGATAATTCATATACAGCAAACAGTGCTAACATTCCATTAGGTTGGCAAATATCTGTAAATGATACAAACGGTGGTGTTAATAATCAAGGTAAAACACATAACTTTTTTAGCAATGGTAATGTAACTTTTGCTAACAGTGTTTTTATTACAGATAGTTTAAGTGTGACAGGCAACATTACTAGTGGCAATGCTAATTTAGGTAATCTTGCAGTTGCTAACTTCTTCAGCGGTGATGGATCACTATTATCTAACATTAATGGTGCTAATGTAAGTAATGTAGCTAACGCAAATTTTGCGGCATATGCGGGTAATGTAACAGTTTCAGCACAGCCAAACATTACTACACTTGGTAATTTATTGTATGCCAATGTAGTTGATAGTGCGAACGTAACTGGTGCAATACAACAACTATCACCAAACACAATAACTATTACAACAAATGCAACTAGTAACACAGCATATGATTTAACAACTATCTATGGTGAAACAAGCAACATTGTAGAACCAGGTCAACGAGCAATAATTCGTAGTCGTGGTAATGTATCTACACCAGCAACAGTTGCAGTTAGTGATGTTGGTAGTAGAGATAGAGTGTATTTCTACAATGGCACAACTAATGCAATTGGTTTTACTAGTACTGTAACATTAAGTAATCTAAACAGTAACAGTAATGCATTCACTACCGGTACAAATTATAATATGAGTACCGGCAATCCTAACGGCGATCAGGGTAATGCTAACGCAAATAGTGCATTTAACACATTATCATTAAGAGATACTGGTCAATTGTTATTAATACCAGGTGCTAACTCTACTGCAGGTAGTATGTTGAATATGTTTAATTATGGACAGCCAGCAAGTTTATCAACTGCTCAAGGTATCACAATGAGTAGAGCACGAGGAAATCGTGACGGTAATTTAAGTGTTCAAGCAAACGATCAGATTGGTAGAGTTGTTTTTCAACCACATAATGGTACTAGTTTTGTAACTAACAGATTACCAATCATTCGTGCAACAGTTGATAGTAGTTATACACCTAACACTGCGAACATACCAGCTGGTTTTCAAATGGTTGTATGCGACAATACAACAAGTTATACACATAACTTTTATGCTAATGGTAATGTGCAGTTTAGCAATAGTGCTACATTTGGTAGCACAGCACAAGATACAGTTTTTAGAGTTATAGGTAACAATAATAATGGCTATGCTGAATTTAATGGTATATCGTTTAGAGTATTCCAAGACCAGGCTAATGGTGCGGCTGGTTATAGTCCATTCTATTTTTCTACATATCAAAGCAATAACGATCCCATACCGTCAAGTAAGTTTTTTAGAGCGGCTGGAACACAAGCAAGTCCATCAGCAGTTAGTAATGGAAGTAATATTGCATTAAATCAATATGCCGCATATGCTGATAGTGGTAATGTTTATAAGCCTGTATTTGAACAACAGGTTACTGTAACAAGTAACGATGGTGTTGGTAATTTAACTGGCAATATGAACTTCTATGCTTACAATAGTGGTAGTAATATCAACTTGCAAGCAAACACATATGCTAGTAACGTAAATATTAGTGGTGGTGGTTTTATGAAGCTTGCAGGTTATACAGCGGCCGCACTAACTGCAATCACTGGCAGTGTTGGTCAAATTGCCGCAGTAACTAACAGTGCAGGTGGTAGTCATCCAAATGGTATGATTGCATTTTGGGACACAACAAATACTCGTTGGAGTTATATCCACGATAACAGTGCTGTATAATGGAATTCACACTCAAACAATTAAGCTGGATAGTCATCGGTTCATTAGGAATCGGTTCTACTGGCTATATGACTATGAATACCAAGATAGACGAACTAGCAGTCAAGGTTGCAGTTGTTCACAATCAAATGGAAAACCAAAACAAGATGTTAGAGCGTATCGAAATAAAACTAAATACAATACAAGGTAAATAAAATGGAAGAACTAATAGAATGTATGAAAAGATTGTTCGCAACGAACTATCAATATTATGTAAAAGCGCACGGCTTTCACGTTAACGTAGTTGGTCCTGACTTCGTACAGTATCATCAATTGTTTAGTGAAGTATATGAATTTGCAGACGATGCAACAGATACTATTGGCGAACATTTGCGTGTGATGGAAGCGATTGCGCCATTCAGCTTATCACGTATAATGGAACTTGGATCTATTGAAGATGGCAAAGAAAGACCAACAGCATTAGTGATGGTCAGTGAATTGTTAGCAGATAGTCAAATCGTTATGGATCATTATGAAGAATGCCACGATATGGCAGTTGAAGAAAAGTGTTATGGACTAATAAACTTCATCGAAGGTCAAATGGATGACTTGGGTAAGATTATGTGGAAATTACGTAGCACCACAGAATAAAATCACCTTTATTTGTAAATGTGATAAATAGTATTGTGTA